TGTCAAAATTACACTTCTTTCTTTATTACAGTCGCACATAATGAAAAAGATATTAATAAGAAAGTGTTATTAACTAACACTCTCTTATAAATATATTGTTATTATGATGTTGTAGTTAATCCTAAACCATCAGAATCTATTGCTATAGTACCTGCATAGTTTCTAGGCGTTTCATACATCATACAACCTACAGTTACAGTTACTCCTATCTCATCAGAAAAAGCAGCTCCTGTTCCACCTTCAATAGACCTTAAAGTACAATACTGCTGAGTTCTTGAAGGCTTGTCTTGATTTTGTAAAGTGTTTGAAACTCCAATAACTTTATTACTTGCTTCACTAGCTGAAGGAGCTGTAGTGCCTGAAGTATTGTCATTGTTATCAATAACCATAACCATTAAGCAATCTCCACCTTCAAGTGAATGAAGTTGTTTAAATTGTGCTGCAGTAAGTCCAGGTATAAACCAAGAAACTGCACAATCATAAGTAGTAAATTCTTTACCCTCATTTGTTGCTGAAATTGTTAAAGAAGATGATTCTATTCTGCTTTCATATATTCCCCATTCTGCAGGTTCAGGTGTTCCTGGTGTTGCTGAATCTTGTTTTATAAATGTTATATCGTGTTCAGTATCATCAAAACTAACTGTGTCAGTATCAATCCATTTTCTAATTGCTATAAATCTTGTACCTCCTACTGCTTGTAAGTCTGAACAATTTATTGCCATTCCATCTGCTATTGCCATTTTATTTTATTTTTTATATTATTATTAATTAAGATGTAGTAGACGTGCTTGTTGCAGTAAATAAATTTATATTTCCTGTATATAATCTTGGAGCTTCCCATTGCTTACAGCCCATAGTTACAGTCCAACCATTATCATCATTATAAGCAGCTCCTGAAGCACCTTCTGCTCCTGTCATACTAGCATAAGTTTGATTTCTAAGAGTTGCTTTTTCATTACTATACTTTTGGCTTACACCTAATACATAATTTTTACCATTGTTTCCAACTGCAATTACCATCATACAAGTATCCATAAGTGATTGCAAAGCCGCTGCTTTAGAGTCATCCATCTCAGGCATCATAAAACTTAAAGCACATTCATAAGAAGTAGAACCATTTTCTTTAGCTGCAGTAACAGTTAGAGATGGTAATTCATTCTTAAACTCATAATTAAACCAAGTAGCAGCAGAACCACCATTAGTAATGCTAGATATCGAGTGAGAAGTAGCACTATTTACATAAGTAATTGCATCTCCTGTTGCCCAAGTTCTAATAAGAATATTTCTTATCCCACCTGATGCTTGTAAATCATCACAAGCTATATTTATTCCATTTGTTATTGCCATTATTTATTGTTTTAAAAGTTAAAAAGTATTTAGGGTGAGATTGCTCCCACCCTATATACAATTAAATTAGTCTACTAACATAGAACCATTAACTAAAGAGTCCCAACCATATTGGAAGCCCATAGTAAATCCTGCTCTGATATAAACATTATCAGAAACTTCATCATAGAACATTTTCATTTCGTTCTCAGGAGAAGAAACATCAGTTCCAATAAGTAAGTTTTCTTTAGCAACATATATACAACCTGCTGTTGCGTCAATACCTGCAGTTGCTGCAGTAAATAATGCAGGGAAAGTTGCTCCTGCTAAAGTAGTTAAAGCTGTATCCCACTCATACATAGGAACTAACTCAATACCTCTGAAGTATAATCTTGTTTTACCTGACTGAGCTTCTGAATGTCCGTAATCAACTGCACCTGCCGAAGCAACTTGAGTTAATGCACTGTACCAAGCGTTATAGATGTTTGGAGTACAGAAAATTCTTTTCTCTGAAGCAGGTACTTGTTGTAATGCAGAAGAAGCTGTGTTAAATACATCTTCTAATACTAATACAGCATCCGCTGCAGGTAAAGTAGCTCCTACAGTAATATACTGAGTTGCTGCCGCTCCTAGAGTTCCTGTTACTTCTCTTAACTGAGTTCCTGCATTAATAGCATTTCCTGCTGATAATTTTTTCCATAGTCCGTCTCCCATTGAGTCGTAAGTACAGTCAATAGCAATTACTCCTGCTGCTGTATCTCCTGCCCACATATTTCTAACCATATCAGACTGAATACCATTTCTTACTCTGTTTATGATTACTTCTGCTAATTGAGTTCCTGTCAAGTCAGGCATATTAACTCCATTTTTGTAAGACTCTACAATTACTGAATCTTTAAACTCTGTCCAACATTGAGTTTGTTTTACAGCCACATTTGATACTACAATCTGCTTTTGAGTTACCGTGAATCCTGCAGGGTCGCAATTTGCGTTTACTGCAGTACATCCGTCATTTACAGCAGTAATACTGCTTAATGAAGGAGCCATAACTATATTTTGTTTGTATTTCACATTAGGGTAGATAGTATAATTTCTCATAATATCATCTGAGTGAAACATTGGTTCTAAAAGAATTTTAGAAGCGTAAGTACCGTTATATGCTAAAGTACCTGCCGCTTGTAATGCTACATTTGCCATTTTTTTGTTTTTTTAATTATTATTTTAAATTTATTTTAGCTAACATTCCATTCCAGAATTTAGCATCATTATCTTCTACTTTATTTTCTACTACTACTGCAGGGTCTCCGTCTGTAGAAATTTCAGTTCCCTTTGCATTTGCTTTACTTAATAAAGCGTTAAGTCTTTCTACTTCTTCAGTTAGAGTTAATTTTTCTCCTTCTAATTCAGCAATAGACCCATTCATTGTAGTGATTTCTGTTTCTAAGTTTGAAAATTTGTTTAAAATTTCAGCTTCATCTGCAATACTCACTTCAACTTCCGATTTAGCTTCAACAGTTTCAGAAGAATTATCATTTTTTACTTTAGCGATAATTTCTTCAACCTTACCATTGAACCAAGTTTTTAACTCATCAGTCATTTTTTTACTCTTTAGATTAATATTTAATTTATTTTTAATTTCTTCGTTTGTTATATTTTTAAACTTAGAAACATCATATTTGGCTGCCACTTTAATAGCATCCGAGATAGAGTCTATAAACCCAAGACTATATGCTTCTTCAGCATTTAACCAAGTTTCTTCGTCCATCATTTCTTTTACCTTATCATAAGGCATTTTAGTTTTCTTAACATATATATCAGCTATCTCATTACTAATTTTTTCTAGTAATTTAGCTGTCTTTCTCATTTCTTTAGCTTCTCCCATTGCACCACCCCAAGCGTTGTGAATCATAAAAAGAGAATTTTCTGCCATAACTACATTATCTGCAGCCAAAGCAATAACACTCCCCATACTTGCAGCTATACCTTCTATGTAAACAGTAGTCTCTGCAGTTCTTTTCTTTAGAATGTTATATATAGCCATTCCATCAAAAACATCACCACCTACACAGTTAATGTGAAGATTCATTGGTCGTTTTTTGTAAGCTTTAACTTCCTCTATAAAAGATTGTGCGTTTACTCCGTAAGAGCCTATCTCGTCAAATATGTAAATATCAACAATACCTTCTGTTGATTTTCCATTTATGTTATACCATTTTTCATTCATAAAAACAAAAATAGATTTTAGTTATAATAAACTTACGCAGTTTTAGGAATAAATTACTAATAAGTTATATTAGAAGATACCTCTTGTTTTTTTCTTTCTTTGTAAACTATAGTTTGTGCTTGTCTTTCTGAGATTTCATACTTAATAGATATGTCCATAAAAGTGTGAGTTCTGTTGCCTTCATTGAATTCTAGTATAGTATCAAAGTCATATATTATCATATAGTTTCTTAAAGTTTTTGGAGATATAATACCTTTTTCAATCAAATGTCTTATGGTGTCTTTTGATGTTGGATTATCAAATCTTAAACTAACTTCATCATTTAAAACTTCTAAATATTCTTCAACAACTTGAATGTCATTTTGTTTCTTAGCCATATGTTATTTTTTTGTTATTACGTCAGCAAGATTATGATAAAATGCAACTACACTTTTTCTGCATCCTTTGCAATTTTTGCTTTGTCTTACTTGAGGGAAATGCCTTGACCATAAATTAAAAAAATGATTTAAAGCTGTATTATTGTAAGTATTTTTAGAGTTCATATCTTTAAGATTCTGCTCCTTTAATTTTACTATTTCATCTTTTTCATCTTCTGTTAGTTTAGACAAAACTACATCAAATTGATTTTGCATATTATTAGGTTTAGTTATTACTCTTTCCACTTACCTAAAGGACACTCTCCAAAATATTCTTTAGTGAGAGTAGCCTTAGCATCTAAGAAGCAAGTACACTTTCCACACCTTGCACCTTTAGTCCATTTAGGATATTTTAACATTAATAGGTTTCTGTAAAAGTCGCACTTTTTACAAGTATCTAGCCTATCTTTCTTTACTTTTTTATCAACAAACATATGTTTAAATTTTAAAATGTTGCATTAGATTGTATTACACTAACAGTTGATTGACTGTCTGTTATGTCTGATTCTACTACTACTACCTTTCTTTGACCTTGCATAGCTCCTAGCATTTGTGATTGATTAGTAGCACCAAATTGAGCTTCAGTAAATTGAGGAGAGCTTAATAAACCACCATCAGCAAACTTAACACCACCACCTGCTTCATTCATATCTGAAAGTTGATTTCTAAACATTGCTGTACTCCTTTTATTGATAACTGCTTCTCCACCTTCTAATTCATTTACTCTACCTCCTACAGCAAACTTAACACCTCCTTGTGCGTGGCTAGGGCCGTGCACCATTCCACCATTTGCAAATTTCTTACCATCAGAAATAACACCCCCTTTTTCAAACATACCCATAATTTTTGACAATAGAGCCAATGTGGCTACAACTGCAATTAAATTCGCAGGAAAAGTTAGCTTGGCTTGACTTGCAGCTCCTGAAGCTATTTTAGGGCCTATACTTGCTATTTCTGCAGCTGTATTAGCAAATATTAAAGGTGTTTGAGATGCTATTGCTACTGTATTAGCAGTAGTTGCAACTGTGTCTGCCGTAGTTGCTACTGCAGAAATACCTGTAGCTGTAGCTTCTGCTGTCTTTGCACTTGCACCTAATAGTGTTGCTATAGTTAGCTTACCTTCAGTTACTAATCCTAATGATTTTTCTAATGACAATATAGATTCTGCCAAAGCTGCTGCTTTTGATATCGCTATACCTGCTTCTCTAACAGCATTTAAAGATTTACTTTCTCCTGCTACATCTTGTAATGCACTACCAAAATCTCCATAGTCTTTAATAGTTTTTCGTAAATTTTTCTGTTGATTTTTATTGGCCTTTTCTAGTTTTCTAGCATTTTCAAGTTGTAAATTAATAAGCATTTCTTCTAACTTTCTCCTTTCATCAAAACTATAAATATCTAGTTTAAGCATATCATCTATCAATTCTGTTTTAAATTTAAACACCTCTGCATCTGCTTCAGACATTTTTATAGTTCCATCAATAACATCATTCATAACACTAATAGAGTAGTCCCTAAAATTACCTGTCATTTGTTCAATAGCTAAAGCTCCTTCAGATAATTTTTTACCTGCACCTCCTAAATCTTTAGTAGCGCTTACTCCGTCTCTTATAGCAATATTCTTTTTACCTATAGCTATAGCAGTTTTAAGTTCTTGTTTTTGTCTTTCTTTAAGCTGTAAATTAGAATCAAATTCTCTTAAAGTTTGAGCAACATAAGCATCTTTCAAGTTATCCTCTCCTTCTCTATACATCTCATTAGCATTTTTGATTGCTTGTGCTTTTGCAGCTTCTCTACTTTCTGTTCCTGCTACTATTTCTTCATCAATCCTAATCATAGCAATTTTAGCTCTCTGTAAGTCCTGTACTGACGCTAACTCTCCTTTTAATGCTCCTATTATTTTTTGCCTTGTTTCGTAAGCAGAGATATCTCCCTTTATAGTTTGATTCATCTTCTCCCAACTATTATCAGTCTCAATAACTTCGTGCCTTAGGTTAAATAAATCAGTAGCTAATGCTATAAGTAATGCTCCTACAGCAACATAAGGATTAGCCAACATAGTAGTTGTTAAGTTTCTAAAAGAAACCATAAACCTTTTAGTAGACATACTTGCCTTTCCTGTTGCTAATTCAAATGCTGCAGTTGCAACAGTTGTAGCTATTAATGCTGTTTTATAAATACCAATAAACTTTGCTACTTGAATTAATCTTGTAACAAAACTAGCTATTGCTTTAGCACTATCAGTAAGTTTATTAAAAAAATCTGCTGCTTTTTCTAAGCCATTTTGCATAGTTCCTGAAAAGTTTTCCATAAAAGCAATAGCAAAACCTTGTGTTGCAGAAGTGAACTTTAACATTGCTCCTTGTAGAGTGTCTCCTACAATAAGCGCCATTCTTTCTCCCTCTCCATTAGCATCTAATAATGCGTTTCTTAATTCTAATGTTCCGTCTGCAGTAGTAAGCATCTGTTCAAAAGCAGCGGCTTGTCTTAAGTCTACAACCTCCATAACATCTGCCATACTTCCCCCTTCTTTAACAAATTTCTTCATAGCAGGAACTAAATCATCTAATCCGTGAATTGTCCTACCAAAAGATTTTGTTAAATCTGATGAAGGGTCTTGCATTTTAAGCAATATATTTCTTAAAGATGTACCTGCAATAGAAGCTTCAATACCTGAATCAGTAAGCTTTGACATTATTGCTGCAGTATCTTCAATAGAGAAACCTGCTGATTTTGCAATCGGAGCAACTTTAGTCATAGATGTACTCCATTTTTCAATATCCATAGCAGAACTAGCAAAAGACACAGCCATAACGTCAACTACTCTTTCTGTTTCACTAGCATCTAAACCAAAACCTCTTACTGCAGCTCCTGCTACTTGTGCAGCTCTTGCCAAATCAGAACCTGTTGCAGTTGCTAAGTCAAGTGTTGGCTTAACAGCATCTTGTATTTCTTGAGCAGAAAATCCTAACTTAGAGAAAGCTAGTTGTAATTCCCCTACTTGTGCTGCAGTAAAGAATGTTGTTCTACCTAACTCTTTCGCTGTTTCATCTAATGCTTTAAATTCTTCATCTGTAGCACCTGAAACTGCGTTTACTTTAGCCATTACAAACTCATACTCTGTAAAGGTTGTTATTACTGAAGAAACAGCTCTATTNACAGCTCTAAAAGCACCAACAAGAATACCTAAAGCTGCAGCTCCTTTGACAAACTGCTTTGCCATACCATTGTTAGCTTTTGTAACTTTTTTTGTTTCTTTTTCTGTTGTACTTAAGGTTTTGTTTAAATCTCTTAAGCTTTTAGATTTTGTT